AAATCAATATAGAGATTTCACATATAGGATTGACCTATTAAAAGAAACCAAAGGTATTGAAGCACCTTATCTTGTAGAACACGACTTTGTGCTAGACACATTTGAAGTGACACTACTTCACAAGTCATATGACTTAAACTTTGTTATGGGAGAATTAGTATAATGGAATCACTTAGAGTAGACGAACAATATTACATAAACCATAATACAGATTACAGTGCATTTGCAGATGCAGTTATGGATGTCGGCCCATCACCTTGTGAGAAGTTTGATTGTCCTAGACAAAAACAATGTGCAGAAGAATTCGTGGAGTGTAAAGCATTCAGAGTTTGGACTAACAATGGTGAGAGTGTTTATGAGAGACACTTAAGTATGGATAAGAATGGTAACCCTAAAGAGAAACCAATCGAAAATTCAATACAAACATTATTGCAAGTATGCAAATAGACTTGACAACGGGCCTCACTTTTTGTTATACTTATAAAGATGAGAAAATAAATGATTTTAACGGAGACAAATATGAAAAATCAAAGAACCTATAATAGAAGTGAGTCAATTGTAATTGATGGCAAGGACTTCCACTTCACACCCGATAGGAAGGAGTTTTTAGAAACCCTTACGAAAACCTATCCTAACCAAACATCCTTTGTTAAGGAAGACTTTCAAGATATTGGTGGAATGCCATATTGGGTTAAGTCTTCTAGATATGGATTTAAAGATAATGGTATCTTTAATCTACATGCAGTGGTAAGTGGTTACAACGGTGGATACAGTGAAGAGGGTAATGTAACCCCAATCTCTGCACCAGTGCCTGCACTAAGTGTATCAAATCAGATGCCAGTTGCAGCTCAAACAACCGCTGTCAACTCACTTGACAACGTCAAAATCATTCCCGAAAAAATGAGTAACTATGTTCCTTTTGGTCACTTTAAAGATGTCAAGAACATCATTAAGTCCAAAATGTTCTTCCCAATCTTTGTGACTGGGTTGAGTGGTAATGGTAAAACATTAATGATTGAACAAGTTTGTGCTCAGTTAAAGAGAGAGTGTTACAGAGTTAACATTACTATCGAGACTGATGAGGACGACCTAATGGGTGGTCACACTTTGCAGAATGGTAACGTCATCTTCAGAGAAGGCCCAGTTATCAAGGCAATGAGAAAAGGCGCCGTGTTACTTCTTGACGAAGTGGACTTAGGTTCTAACAAGTTGATGTGTCTACAATCAGTTCTAGAAGGTAAAGGATACTTTATCAAAAAGACTGGTGAGTGGGTTTCACCTAAAGAAGGTTTCACAGTTCTTGCAACTGCAAACACTAAAGGACAAGGGTCTGATGATGGAAAGTTCATAGGAACTCAAATCATGAATGAGGCAATGTTGGAAAGATTTGCAATCACCATGCAACAGGAATACCCACCAGTGAAAACTGAAAGGTCTATCCTTAAGAAGGAAATGGAATTGACTGGAGAAGTCGATAACGAATTCTGTGAAAAACTAGTTGACTGGGCTGATATAATCAGAAAGTCATTCTACGAAGGTGCGATTGATGATGTTGTTACGACTAGAAGACTGGTTCACATTGTCAATGCATTCAGAATGTTTGGTGACAAACTCAAGTCAATCACAATGTGTATTTCAAGATTTGACGAAGAGACTAGAAATAGTATCCTCGACCTCTACTCCAAGATTGATGCTGGAGTAGATTTAAATGCTGAAAACCCTGTTGACGAATCAACCTCTTCAGAGTATAATGACTAGTATGGGATTATTTAATAAATCAAAACCAATTGATTACAAGTATAACGAAGGTGAACTCTTAAAGGAGTTCACTTCTTATGTTGACTCGACTTACGACCAACATTACAGTTTAAACAAGTATCAAGCAACTGAATTCATTATGGACGCAGGACATGGCGAAGGATTTTGTATAGGTAATATACTAAAGTATGCCCAAAGGTATGGGAAGAAGGGTGGAAAAAATCGTGCCGACCTTCTGAAAGTTATCCATTACGGATTTCTTGCATTAAATAACCACGATAAAACGGAGAAAAACCAGTGATGAAAATCAGTAACGACACGAGAGATGTCTTAAAAAACTTCTCAACCATTAACTCGGGTATTAGAGTAAAAGAAGGAAATAGGTTAGAGACTATTTCTAATATGAAAAACATTCTTGCAGTAGCAACTGTATCAGAGGAGTTCCCAAAGAACTTTTCAATATACAACCTGCCTGAATTCCTAGGTGCAACTTCTCTGATGGAAGACCCCGACTTTCAGTTTGGTGATTCTTCATTAGAAATTGTAGACCCAAACTCAAAGATGGCATACTATTATGCATCTGAAGGTATGGTCATTGCACCCGATAAAATGATAACAATGCCAGATGCAGAAATTGAATTCAAGGTTACATCAACTTTGTTAACAGACTTGCAAAAAGCATCAAGTGTTCTAGGTGTGAATGACTTAGTACTTGAATCTGATGGTACAACTGTATCATTGACTGTTAAGGACAAGAAGAATGCAGCTTCAAATACTTTCTCACGAGTAGTGGGTGAAGGTGATGGAACTAAGTATTCTATGAATTTCAAGATTGAAAATCTTAAAATCCTTACAGGAAACTATAATGTATCAGTATCTTCTAAAGGGATATCTCATTTTGATAATGCAGATATGGCTCTAGAGTACTTTATTGCATTAGAACCCGATTCAAAATACGGGTCATAAGACATAAATAGATTTGTGGGTTCATCTAGTCTTCAGAAACCCACGGGATTGTCCCAACTCATCATTCTACTGGTGGGACATACTACAAAGTTCGGAGGGGTTCTTTGTCCTTTTTATAATGAGATAATATGACAGAAGAATTTTTATATGTGGAAAAGTATCGTCCACAAAATATCGAAGATACAATCCTACCCCAACAATACAAAGACCAATTCACAGAATTCGTAAAGCAGGGAGAGATTCCAAATCTCTTACTTAGTGGTTCTGCAGGATGTGGTAAGACAACCATTGCTAAAGCACTCTGCAACGAGTTAGGTGCAGACTTTATCGTAATCAATGGTAGTGATGAGGGTAGACTCATAGACACGCTTAGAACGAAGATAAAGAACTTTGCATCTACTATGTCACTACAGGGTGGCCCTAAGGTTGTTATCCTAGATGAAGCAGATTATATATCCGCAGATTCAGTCCAACCTGCATTAAGAGGATTCATAGAAGAGTTCTCTGCAAACTGTAGATTTATATTTACTTGTAATTACAAGAATAGAATCATACCTGCATTACACTCAAGAACAACTGTAATCGATTTCAAAATAACTCCAGCAGAGAAACCTAAACTTGCACAGCAGTTTATGAAAAGAGTTAAAACCATCTTAGATACTGAAGGTGTTACTTATGATGATAAGGTTATTGCAGAACTCATAATGAGATTCTTTCCCGACTTCAGACGTATCCTAAATGAATTACAAAGATATGGTGTTAGTGGAACAATCGATTCGGGTTTGCTATCATCACTCACTGAAGAGAAGTTTACACCTTTAATAGATATGTTACAGGAAAAGAACTGGGGTGCAATGAGAAAGTGGGTCGGTCAGAATAGTGACCAAGACTTCACATCATTATATCGTAAAGTGTTCAATGCACTTGAAGTGAGATTAGAACCACAATCAATACCAGCTGCAGTTTTAGTTATTGCAGACTATCAATACAAATCTGCATTTGCAATGGACTCAGAGATTAACTTCACTGCATGTCTAACAGAGATTATGTCGGAGTGTAAGTTTAAGTAATGGGTAAATTAAGACAATGGTTTTTTAAATGGTTTGATGTACAAGTAGAAAAATCATGGCAAAGAAAGGCAAACAAAATGTTTGCGAAACACAGTGTAGAATATAGAGATGGAGATAACACATGACACAATATGACGAAACAGTAGATAGACAAAGGAGATTAATCCTTGCAGAGGAATGGGCAAGTGGTGTTAAATCACTTCATGCACATTCATTAACGTCACTTGCATATGACACTAGGGGTAATGATGGTTCAGTAATGGACATAGAATACAACAATGGTGTCGTCAAACGAGAGATTAGAGAAACAGGTGAAATTGTATTCTTTGGTGAACCTGTTACAGGTGACGACCTTCTACAACTCTTTGGAAAACATACAGGAAAGTAAAATGTCCAAGCGTAATCCTTTTGACTTTGTCAAGTCCGTATCCTATGATAAAAAAGATATCATGGTTGACGCTGTGGAAGAAAAGGCATATGCACCATTCTTAATTAATAAATCTTTATCCTACCACCAAGATTCCCTTTTCATGACTAATGAGATGAATAATCGAAGTCACCTCGAACATCGTCTCCAATATGTCTTTTTACTAAATACTCTTAGAAAAAGACAAAGGTTTGGTTCATGGGAAAAACCTTATGTCTCTAAAAAAATAGACACGATTAAGAACTACTATAAAGTTTCCACATCAAAAGCAAAAGAGTATATGGAAATTCTATCAGACAAACAAGTTCGTGAATTGAAAAAAAGAATGAGTATTGGTGGACAAAACAATGAATGATAATGAAAGCTTAGTATCAGAACTAGTGGAAATAACTTTCCCCGAAAAAGATGACTTTCTAAAAATACGAGAAACCCTATCTAGAATAGGTGTAGCATCACGAAAAGAACAAGAACTATTTCAATCATGTCACATTCTACATAAACGTGGTAAATACTATATTACACATTTCAAAGAGTTATTCAAACTTGATGGTAAACCAACCAGCATAGACGAAGGTGACATTGGTAGAAGAAACACTATAGTGTCTCTACTTGCACAATGGAAATTGGTATCTATTGTAGACCCTAAAAGGGTTGAAGAACCTATTGCACCGCTATCACAAATCAAAATTATCCCCTTTAAAGAGAAAAAGGACTGGAAATTGACGACTAAATACACTA